GAACTCACCCGTCGCACGTGACCCGAAGACGATGGCTGAGATCACGAAGATCATGGCAGAATCGAATGCTTTGACGCCAAACGATATGCGTCCAATCCTCGCGGAGATCTACAACCGGCCGTTCAGCAAGTTCGACAATGAGCTTGCCGATCTTCCGATCGAGTTATCGAAGCTCGGCTTCGGTGGTGGTGGACTCGCTGGCGGCTCGGTCATCAACAGTGCGTCGCTCGGTTCGGATACACGTCGCAAGAGCGCACCACCGGAGATCACTCCGCGCGACCTCGCGGACTTTCTGGCACGTGCTGAGAAAGCGATGCGTGACAACGCGGTCAAGTCGATGGAGGCGGACATCGCAACGGAGAACGGTCGCGTGCTCGCTGTCGCTGTATCAACCGACACGATGCACGATCTTGTGGAACCTGCCATCGATGGCACTGGCGCATGATGCACACGCACGCACACGACGCGATGCTCTTCACGCTCGCTGCTGATGCAGCAGCCACGATGCGCCTACAATTAACAGGACATCCTGTCGCAATCGCGAAAGCGAAGCCGCGCGCACCGCTCACGAAGAACGGGTTTCTTGGGTTTGTCGCGGCGCTAGCTGTCGAGCTTCAGCAGATCGCCAAGAGCGCCGAAGAGAAGGCGCGTGTGCAGGCGATGAAAGAGATCCCGAAACGCTGGGACACGCTCACCGATGCGCAACGCGAAGAAGTGTATCGCCGGTTTGGCGCGGCACTCGGCTCTATCGCACAGAGCATCAATCCGAAGATCGCGGACGAGCTACGCAAGCGCTCTGGCGAGATGGTGGCGAGCACGCGTGAGGTGATGATCGGTCGCTACCGACTGCCCATCGCAGCGCGCATGTCTCAGATCGATCAGCGCATAATCGACCATGCGAGCAGCGCGCAATCGAACTACGTCACGGACGAGTACAAGACACGTCAGGTGAACGCGAGCACACGCGCACGCACCGTCGTCGAACAAGGACTGCGTGACGGTCTCGACTACAACGACATCGGCAAGAGACTGGAGGATGTCCTAGCGAAACAGCTTGGTCGTTCGTCCGGGTACTTCGCCAGTGTCGCGTCGATCCACGCAGCACGCTCGCGCACGTGGGGCCAATTATCTGCGCTCGATGAAGCAGACATCGAACGCTACCAACTCGAGGCGACGCTCGACGAAGCGACGTGCTTCGCAGCTGGTACGCCCGTGCTCATGGCGGATGGCTCGACAAAGGCGATCGACGCGATCGTGCCTGGCGAACAAGTCATCAGCAGCGCAGGCATCGCGCGCCGCGTAGTCGCTACGAAGATCACGACCGCGCGCAAGTGGTACGCGATCTCGTGCGACGACGGGACGCGTGTGATCGCGACGAAGGATCATCCGTTCCTCACACGTGGCGCGGGCTGGGTGTATACCGCGTCGCTGCGCACAGGAGACCAACTCGTGCGGTATGCGCCGACTGGACCTGGCGCAGCGAATACGCTCTGGGGACACGACGAGACCGCGTGGCGATGCCGGCGTGGAAAGCTGGAAGCGCGTACGGTCTACACCGACCCGTGGCCACGTCATGACCTCGCGAAGTGCACGCTCGTCACCGCGACAATCGTCAGCATCGAGCAACTCCCCGTCGTGCCTGCGAACGCGTACGACATCCAGGTGGAACACGACTCTGGCTTCGTCGCGTGTGGGCTCATCGTGCACAACTCGGCGATCTGCCGACTGATGCACGGAAAGACATTCGAGGTGAGCGCAGCGATGCGCAGGCATCTCGACGTCGAAGGATCTCAGGACCCGGAAGCGATCAAAGATCTTCTGCCGTTCGTCGGGCATGGGCGCGACAAGGACAAGGGCGAAGAGTTCCTCTACATCAAGCAGGGCGAGAAACGCATTCGCGTCGCGAACGTGGACGACAGCGGCATCGGTCGCATCGACGACACGGGGAAGTTCTCAAAAGTCATGAGTGACAAACAGCTCGCATCGCGAGGCATTCTCGTGCCGCCGTTTCATGGTCGTTGCCGCACGTTGCTCATCCCTGTGTTCTAGTCGCATCGCGCGCGTTCCTGTACGCTCGCGCATCATGTCTGATCTTCGCGAAAGATATCCTGCGCGTTCTTTCCTCTTGCAGAAGGAACGTCGCTTTCTCGTCCGTCGCACTGACGGATCGTTTGATCCGGTCGCGCTGAAGAACGCACACGCGCAACTCGCGTTCGCGCCCATCGAGCCTGATGCACGTACGCGACTCCAGAAGAGCATCACGCGCGTTCTGTGCGTTGGTGATGCTGTGAAGAAGGGCGCGTGGTCGTACAGTGATCTCGAAGCCGCGGGCAAACTCCATACGAGCTTCGGGTTTCCCATCGTGATCGAAGTGCCCGACGGAGGCACGCGGAGCGGCACGTCGAAAGACGGGACGAAGTGGGAAACAAAACTCGACGGGATGTCCTACGGGTTTCTGCCGGATACGATCGCGGCAGACGCTGAAGAGCTCGACGCAATCGTCGGCAAAGACATCACCGCGCCGATGGCGTTCGTGATCGACCAGGGCGACGAGTGCAAGCTCGCGCTTGGCTACGCTACCGCACAAGACGCGCGTGGTGCGTACGAGAAAAACTGGCCCGCGGGAATGCTCAAAGAGATGTTCCAGGTCCCGATGGAAGTCGTGCGCGCGTTGCTTGGGGTGGGGCCGTCGTCGCTCTCGAATGCGGTCTATGCAGCGAAGCGAATGAGCGGGATGTCCGGCGGAACTGTTGTCGTGACAAACGGTGTGGTAATTGGCGAGATCCGCAAGAGCGTTGCAGATGTGTCGATGGAGCAGCTGCGGGACATGGCACTCAAACCGCTGCGCGCTCTTCTCATGCCAGATGTGCCAGCATCAACGCCTGCGTATCAGGTCGATATTTGGATCGTCGACACGTACGACGATACGCTGGTGTACTCCTACCAAAGCGAACTCTGGCGAATTGCGTACCGAATCGTTGGTGATGCAGTCGTGTTGGCTGGTGATCCGATTCGTGTGAAGCGCACGTACGAAGCAGCCACGTTGCAAACGAAGAGCGCAATGGACGTCGGCTCATTCGTTGGTGGTGTAAAGCTTCCGGCGCAATCGACCGAAGACGCTCACGCGCACAAAGGCCGATATGACGACATCGACTTCTCAATTCCGAATGGCGTCGCAGAAGAGGCGCAGCGAGGACTCGACTGGCGCGCGGAGCACGGGCGTGGTGGCACGGACGTCGGTGTCGCAACAGCACGCACGCTCGTCAGCGAGAAGAACGTCAGTCCGCAGAAGGCACGACATATCGCGGAGTATTTCCCGCGTCATGAGGTCGATAAAAAAGGCGAAGGGTACAACCCAGACGAACCAGGCTTCCCGTCGAACGGGCGCATCGCGTGGGCACTCTGGGGTGGTGACGCGGGCCGCGCGTGGTCAGAAAAGCTCGTCGAGCAAATGAACCTGCGCGACGATCGCGCGAACAAGTCACGCTTTCAGCGGGACATCCAGTTGGTTCATGTGGCAAAAGCAGCGGACGAAGCAAAGCCGCTGCTCGTGTACTCCGTGGTGCTCGAGCCCGAACCAAACGACGGCGCTGGGGATCTTCACCGCGAGACGTATAGCGAGGATTTCGTGCGACAAACCGCGCACGATTACACGGCCTGGTACCTGAATCTGGATGACCAGCATGGAGAGTTTCTCCCAGCCACACGCGCTGTGGTCGTCGAGTCGTACGTGACAAAGCAGGAAGAACAATGGGGCGAGCGTGTCGTGAAGAAGGGGACTTGGATCATGGGAATCCGCATCTATTGCCCCGAGCTGAAGCGTCAGATCTTGGCCGGCGAGAAGACCGGCCTATCCATTGAAGGCTTCGCCGAACGCGTCCCCAACACGCCGCAAAGTACAGCCACGTTCACGCCTGCTGCGTGACGAATTCCGGACGCGTCGATCTTGACGTATCGCGCACACACGTAGTCCTCTCGTGCGCGTGAATCAGAACGGACCGAGCACCAGCCCCGCACCCATTCGTCTTCGACGCGGTCGCATCCATGCGGTCGGAATCGTCGACGAAGCTGCAAACGGTTGGGATTGGCTCGCGATCCAGAAGTCCAAGACTCGCAAAAACGGAGGTTCCATGGATGCAGCGAACGGCGCGGCCGGCGGTGCTGCGGATGGCGGAGCAACTGCGGCTGTTGTGAAAGCGCTGCAGCTTCCGCCGAACACGAAGAACGTGGTGATGCAGATGCTCGCCAGCGCGATGGAAGGTCTTTCGACCATCCAGACCGCAATGCAGGATGCGGAGGAAGCGGAAGGCGCTCCGATGCCTGCCGAGCTTCTCGGCGCGATCGAGCAATCGGGCATGGAGCTCGTCTCGTTCGCGCAGCAGCACGGCGCGAACGCGGATGCGGGTGGCGAAGCTGTCTCGATGTCAGCGCCTGAAGTGGCCGTCGCGAATGCGCTCGTTGACAGCGCTCCGGAGATCGCGAAGTCGGTCTTCGCTGCGGTGTCCAAAGCTTCCGGCGATGGTGTGAAGAAGGCATCGCTGAAGGTCGCTCCTGCACAGGTCGTGAGCCTCATCAAGGAGTTGCTCGAAGACTTCGTTGGGCGTGCATCAAAATGGGGTGGGATGTTCGCGGGTGAAGCAGCTCCCGCAGCGCAAACTGCTCCTGCTGCCGTTGCGTCCGGCAAGAAAGACCCGGCCGCTGCGCTCAAGTCGGTGCAACAAGCTGCCGCCGCTCGAGTTGCGAAAGCAACTACGCCGAACTCCGATGAAAGCGTGCTGAAGGCGCTCGAACTTCTGAAGGATGTCCCGGCGCTCCGAGCACAGTTGGTGAGCCTGCAGAAGTCACTCGTTGGTGGTGGCAACGTTGATCCAGTCGATGAATTGGCAGTGCTCGATGATGAGAACGGTGCTGATGGCAAGACGCTCAAGTACGCGTTCGGCGAGAACATTTCGGAACGAGTCCGCAAGGAACTCGGCAAAAACAAACTTCGCGCATCGCGCGATGACGACGAGGAAGTCTGATTAACCGGCGGTGAGCCGAGAAGGGAACCGTTTCCATGACCATGGTACGCACCCGCCGGTATGTCCCGGCGTCTCAGTCCAATAGGGATTTCATTCAGAAAGGCGCGCACGATCTTCAAACGTTTGCGCCTGGTGGCGTCTTGCTGCCGAAGCAGCGAGAGCAGTTCGTCGAGCGTTTGATCATCGAGTCGAAGTTGCTGCAGGAGTGCAACGTCTCGGTGATTCCGACGGCGCAGTACGAGGTGGACCAGGCTGGGTTCCTCTCGCAGGTGTTGCACGCGGACAATGACACCGCGTTTCCGGACGAACAGATCGCGGAAGCGGATACCACGAAGTCCGAATACAACGCGAAGCGCTACAAGGCCGTACTGAAGCTGAAGTACGCGACGGCGAAGCGCGTGATCATGGGGAACGCGCTCTGGCCGTGGCTCTTGCAGCACGGAACGAAAGCCGCGAAGCGCGACCTTGAGATGCTTGCCATCCGTGGTGACACGTCGCTCGCTCCGACCAGTGCCGAGAACCGATTGCTTCGCACACAGGACGGCTTCTTGAAGCGCATGTCGAGCAACATCGTTGACGCCGAAGGCGCACGCATGAACCTCGACATTCTTGATCGTGCTCGGAAGGCGATGCCGGACGAGTATTACGATCAAGACGGGCTCGTGATTGGCTGCTCGAAGAACGCGAAAATCGACTACGAGTCCGCGGTTGCCGCACGCATGGATGCTGTTGGCGCGGAAGCGTTCAAGCGTTCGCGTCTCGCGGATGCGCGCGAGTATCGGGACATCCCGGTGAAGACGTACAAGCTCCTGCCCAAGGGGCTCACGTACAACGCGACGGCTGGACACACGACCGCGTTCCTCTCCAATCCTGGGGAACAGTTCCTCGTCGGATATCTCGAGGAGATGGATGTAAAAATGGGCGAGGACATCGAGGCCGGCGAGTGGATCGCGGTTATCCGTTTCGATGTCGCGTTCACCCTCTTGCAGCCGGAAGCGTCGGTCCGGATGGACAACATCCTCGCGAGCTGAGAAGCACGCGCACATAACCTAAGAACCGTTTGCTGCTGCGGGTCGAAAGGCCCGCAGCCTTCATGCAGAAAGGAACGTGGGCATGGCCCTCGAATATACCGCGGCAACTCTCAAATCGCAGACTGGCGGGATCGCAACTCGACCGAACTTCCAGGATGTCCTTCAGGTTCCCGGCGACAGCTCGTACGCCACTGGCGGTTACGCACTCGACGGCTTCATGGAGGCACTCGTTGGCGAGTCGAGAAACGTGAAAAACGTCATTGGGCACGGCACCAACGGCACGACGAAGGTCGATGTCCGGTGGAATGCGACGGCGGGCAAAATGCTCGTCGTGTCGACCACGACTGGCGTCGAAGTCTCGAACGCCACGGATCTCTCCGGTTACACGTTTTACCTCACCGTTTGGAGCGAGTGAGATGAAGCGCGTATCCGACAGCTTTGGTGATGGCGGCTCTGGTTTGTCACGCGGTCAAAAGATTCGCGGGACGAACGGCGACTATTACCTGAAGGATGTCCTGTCGAGTGCACACGCAGAAGCCGATACGGTTGCAGCTGCGCAGGCGCTTGGTGTGGATGACCGACTGGGTGTCCTGTTGGTTCGCTCCGCCCTTTTTGGTGTGGGTCGATTCCGTTGGGATCCTGACTCGCTTGCGAACGACACGAGTGGACAACTCGCGATTCGTCCGACGGATATCGACTCTGGCGATCCGGGGCGATGGGTGCGCGACGATGCGTCCTTCCCGCTGTACGTCGAGGCGACGTTCGCGACCGCGAACAACGCGGTGCTGTACACGGTACCGACCGGCGTTCGCTTGCAAATCACCGCGCGACCATTCGCAACGGTAACGCAGTCGTACGCATCGGTTGGTGGTGCTGCACTCGGTCTGTCGAGTTCGAACAGCGCCTACAACACTGCAGGCGATCTGTTTGGTGGTGCTACTGGTTCGCTCTCTGCAGCGCTTGCGGCAGGCATTCGAGCAGGCACCATTGGCGCGAAGCTCGCGAGCCAAGGTCTCGTCGTGCTCGTTGGTGTTGACACCATCAAGGCGGACGTGTTTACTTCCACGTTCGAAGCCGGCGCTGCAAAGTTCTGCATCCCAGTCATGCAGGTCTGACGACCTCGCTTCCCATCACTTCTACGAGGGACATCCATGGCTCAAAAACTCTACGCACGCATCCATCCGGAAGCGCGCAACGGCAGTGTGCCCGTGCGTCTGTACGACGTTGCAGGCATCCAATTCTCCCGTGGCGGCGGCTCGTACAAAGGCTGGTACGAAGTCTCGAACGATCAAGCGGATCGCTTGCGTCGGTGTCACGTGTCGAACGGGAATCCGAATTCGATGCGCGTCTTCCAGATTGAAGAGCAGGCGCGAGTCGACGAGATCTCCGCGTCCGAGGCTCGCTCGCGCATGGCGCCCGAACAGCAACGGATGGACGTCGCGCGCGATCGCGAAATCACAAGTTTGAAGCACCAGCTCGCAGCATTCGAGCCCCTTCTCGCGTTGCTCGGAAATCCGGAAAGCGTTCAGCGTTTGGCCAACCTTGCTGCGCTCGACAAGGCTTCGTCAGGCCAAGCGTTGTCGGCTGCTGAATCGGAGCATGTGGAACGCATCGCTGCAGCTCCACCGCGCCGCGCACCGATGACGGAACTCGACATCGACGACGAGACAAGCAAGCGCGCCGCGCCCACGCAGACGAACGGCGCGACGTTGGCGCAACCATCCGACAAGAAGGCACCAGCGTCGCCTCCTGCGCGTCCTGGTACACGTCCCGGCGCTCGACCTGGCGCGCAGGCAAAGGACGACAAGAAGAGCAAGCAGGAGGCGAAAGAAGAGCCTGCGGCGCCTGCCATGCCTGTCGTGCCGGCCAACAATCTTCCCGAGCCGTTGCCTGACCAAAATCCCATCGACATCGCGGCGCTTGCCGATGATGACGACGACGGCATCTGATCGATAATCTGTGCCCATGACGACGCTCGCTCCGGATGACGTCGTGGGTGTCGACAATCCACGACTCACCGCATTCATCGCCACTCGCGGGTATCTCACCGCGCCTGTTTCGCTCGAGTACCAAATCTGGGATCGCACGACGAACACGCCTGCGCAGGTGTATCCGCTCGTGATTGGGACACGTGCGTCTGTTGACCTCGTGACTGACATCGTGAGCGCTGGTCAGTACGCCGCATCGTGGACTGTACCGAACGACGCCGCCGATGGCCGTTACGAGATCCGGTGGTTCGCCACGATTGAAGCGGACACGAGTGAGGTGCGATGGTCGCGCCTGTTCGATGTGCGCGGGGCGGCGCTCATCAATCCGGGGCGTGCCTCGTACGCGCTCGTGTCGGATGTCCGCGCAGAAGGCACGTTCCAGAACGTCACCGACGAGCGGATCCAGGACGCGTTGCTCTCCGCATCTGAGCTGATCGACGCGTGGACGGGCCGATCGTTCGTTCCGATCCAGAAGGACATCCGTGTGAGCGGTACGAGCCGAGACGTCCTGTCGCTCGGTGAACCGATCTGCGCAATCGAAGAAGTCCGATTCGACAGGACATCCAGCGCGATCAACCGCGATTCGTACCGAGTTTTCGCGCGACATCTGACGGACAACCTGCGCGACCCGGACGATCGTGAAGCCCCAGCGCTACAGTTTGTCGCACCGTACACGTACCCGGACGAACTATGGCCCGATGATGGTGGCGGCACATACTCGCGCTCTCCGTACGCTGCGCGCGAGTTTCACAAGGGCGTGCAGAATATCGTCGTGTCGGGCGTCTTTGGGTACACCGAGTTCGACGGATCTCCTATTGGTGCGACACCTCGTGCGGTACGCCGCGCGTGTGTGCTTCTCGCGCTTCGACAGATCTTCCAGCAAACATCGTCTGCTGCTGCGCAACAGCAGAACGAACAGTTTGTCACGGAGAAACGCACACGTGAGCAGTCGATCAAGTATGGAGGCGGGGGTGGCGGCGGCCGCGGGGGTGGCGTAGTCGGACCGACTGGCGATCCGGAGATCGACCGGCTCATCATGACGGTGATGCCTGCGCTCCGCGGGACTGGGTGCTGACATGGCGAACTGCCTGATCTTCCCCAAGCTCGTCACGATTGGTCGGCTCGACACGGCCGCGACAAACCTGTCTGCGCCTGGCGTGAATAGCGCGCTTCGCACGATGCGCACGACGAACGCGAACGACGGATCACCACGTGTGCAAGCGCAGAAGTACGTGAGCATCACGCTCGAGGCGCAGGTGGAAACAGGACGCTACGGAGACGCGCGAAATACGCCACTTGGCAACAGTCCAGGCTCGAACATGCGCCTCGTGTTTGATCGGATCGATTGCGAGAACGCTGGACTACTCGATCCAACCACAGGCGAGCCGTTGCTCAAGACAAGCGATCGTCTTGAGTCCATCACCGAACTCGACGGGACATCCTTGTGGTCTCCGCGGCACGGACACACCGCATATCTGCGTATCGTGCAATCTGAACTCACTGACCTTGGCTTTCGCTCTGGCGCATCGACTGTCGTGCTTCACGTTGAAGAACGACCGACAGGACCGTAATGCCGCCGGCCCGCGGCGCTGGTGGGCGCTTCATCAATGGCGGCGGTGGCGGCAAGTCGAGCGGACTAGGGCGCGTCATTCAGCAAGCACGGCAGACCATTGGCAGAACCGCGGACAGCGCGATGAAAGGCGCACGCAGCGCGTTTGGTGGTGGCGGTTCTGGAGGCGGCAAGAAGTTCGTCAGACGCACCGGCGACTGGAAGCAAGTGCGGTCGCTGATGACCGGTATCAACGCGAAGATGTCCATCGCGATCCAAAAGGCGCTGCTCGCCGAGGGGCAACTCATCCGCGGGCATATGGTCCAAGGATTCACCTCACAAGCTCCTGGAGGATTGAGGTTTGCGCCACTCTCTCCTGTGACGCTCACGCTTCGCGGTGGTGCTGGATTCTCCGGATCGAAGGCACTCATCCGAACAGGCACGCTGCGAGGCTCAATTACCGTTGTGCAGGAACAAGGCGGCGTCGTTTTTGTCGGTGTGCATCGTCGTTCAGCTTCTCGCGTGAACATCGCGCGAATTCATGAGTTCGGCGCGACAATCCGTGTCACGAACAAGATGCGGCTGTTCTTGATGGCGCGCATGAAAGAAGCCGCGCAAAAAGGATTCGCGGTTGGTGGTTCGTCAAAACACACTGGCTTCATTGTGATTCCGCCGCGTCCATTCGTGCGACCAATCTTCGAGCAGTACGTACGCGCCGGGAAACATCACGCGCAGCAACGAATGCAGGCACATGTGGCGAGAAGTCTTGGCTTCTACAAGGGACCAATCCGCTAAGCTGCGCACATGACTGCGCCGTACGTTCAGCTAGTTTCGCCTTCTGCTGGCATCACCGCCGGCAATCAGCTCGTCGAAATCCGCGGCTTCAATTTCCGCCTGCGCACGCCTTCTCCCATTGGCGCACGCTCGGGTCCACGCGCCCAACTTGGTCCAACAGTGCGTGTTCTTTTCGGAGATCGCGAAGCGCGCAACGTGCAAGTGATTTCGCCGGACATCCTGCGCGTTCTGTCGCCACGACATCCGCCAAGCGCATGGGCGCACGAAGCTGTCGATGGTCGACGCGTGCCAGCTCCGCCGCCGTTTGCGGAACCTGCACCCGTTGCGCCTGATGGTGCGACCTACGTTCAAGTCACAGATGGCACGGTCGACATCACCGTGCAGAACCTCGACGACGCTGGCGTGCCGATTCCAGGCGAAGAGTACGTCATGCCGAACGCGTACACGTTTAGGCGCCCGAGACTCGATCGCCCAGGTACATGGCTGCTCTTGTGCGAAGGACTGCTGAACGAGCTGTACGAGCTCATCACGCCGAACGTCGCGTTCAATCCGTCGCTCGATTACGACCCCGACACGGGCGGACTGTCGAGCATCAGCGGCCTCGCGCAACTCCCAGGGCTCGCTGTCACGAGCATGGATGTCGCACAGAGCGAGAACACGATGCAGGGACAGCGCGAGGTTTGCGTCGACGAAGAGAAAGGCGTGGTTGCGTTGCAACGCCGGCCTGTGAAGCGCGACTTCCGGATGAACCTGGTCGTGGTCGCGGACAACATGGACGAGCTGGTGAACCTCGCGGAGATCGTCGACACGACCTTCGATACTGGCGTGATCGTCCAGATCCCATCGGACAACCCTGACGAACCACCGCACGAGTACGCGTGGTTCATTCCCAATGGGATGACCATCCCAGAACGCACTGGACGTGGCGAGTTGCTCATCGCACAGGCATCATTGCTCTGCTTCGAAGTCACGAGTCTTGGAATCCCAGGCGCGTCCTTCGATGGTCCGCTGGCGATTCCTCCGTGGCTCGCTGGCTCGTCCACCGTTGGGCTTACGCGTACCGCGAAGTTCTTCCGGCTTCACGTCGTGCCAAAGCTCGACGAATGAGCACGGCCCGATCTTGACGAATTGCACGCATACGCACGTACGATGCGCACGTGATCCGCATCAAAAATCAGCGCAAAGACCGCACCGTTCTGATCGAGATCCCCGTCTGCGTCGACGGCGGACAACAGGTCAAACGTGGCGTGATCGATCGCTCGCGACTGTTGGGTGATCAGAAGGACGCAAGCTCAACGCGTCCGACGTTGCTCGTCGCGAAGCTGTCGGTTCCGAACACGCTCACGCTTCTTCCGTTTGGAAAGAAGGGCGACACGAGCAAACCGTTGCCGGACGCCGTGCGTAATGCGCCGGATGTCCTGCGGAAGATCAAAAACAGCGACATCGCGATCATCGAGGAGAAGTGACCATGGCGGATGGTGAGTCCCGCGTTCAGTTTTTTCGTCGGCTGTCAGGCTCGCCTACCACGAGCACGCGATCGCCGACGTTTGCTGCCCTGTGCGGTGTGACCGAGATGGGGCCCATCGGCGAGCTCGCCAATGACGCGATCCCTGCGACGTCGTTCGCAGAGTGGACGCGCTTCTATGGCGGTTTTACCGCGGAGTCTCGTGACACTGCGCTCGCGGCCAAACTCTTTTTCGATGAGGGCGGGCGGTTTCTGTACACGTCGCGCGTCGTGCACTGCACGGTCAACGGCGACACGAGCACGAAGACCAGCGCTGCATCTGCCGTCACGATGAATACTGCTGCGGCGTCTGCTACTGCGGCGTTTGTCGAGGGTAACGTCGGGCCGTACACGCTCGCAGACGGCGACACGATTGCGTGGAAAGGCGACCAAGGCGCGACGCAGACGGCGACATTCAACGGCGCGGCTGTCACGATTTCGTCCGACCCTGGTCCGTTCACGCTCGCTAATGGGCAGACACTGACGTTCAAGGTCAACCAAGGCGCGCTGCAAACAAAGACGTTCAACACGGGCGAATTCTCGAACATCGCTGCGGCTACAGCGCTCGAGGTACGGGCTTCGTTAAACGCGTTCCTTGCAGCGAATCAGCTCGGTGCGTTCGCCGAAGAGAATGCCGGTGCTGTTGACGTCTCGACGGTGCGCGCTGGCACTGGCGCATATCTGGAGTTTGTCGGCGGCACAGCGCTCGCGGCGCTTGGTTTCGCGACTGGAGAAGTACAAGGCACGGGCAACGTCGCGGATCTATCGGCAGTCACGGCGTCTGAAGTCGAGACGGTCATCGACGCTGCGATCACGTCCGGCGAAGCGTCAGTTGTGGCGAGCAAACCGCGTATCTCGTCACTGACCACTGGGCTCACGAGCTATGCGCAAGTGCTCGGTTCGAGCACGGCCGCGGTCAAGATCGGGTTCCCCACGGCAGAGCAGCAAGGATCGTCTGGTGCCGCGGAGCCGACGCTCACGCTCGACATGAAGTACGACGGCGAATTTGGCGATGAGTTCTCGTCCGAGGTGACGGCTGCTTCTGGCGGAGATCCTGCCAGGTTCAATCTGTACCTACGGCGCAACAATGTGCGCGTGCTCGGCGAAGCATGGACTGATCTGTCCATGGATCCGCTCGACACACGATACGTGGTCAACGTGATCAATGAAGGATCCGGCTCGCAGGGCAAGAGCCGCTACGTGATCGCGAGTGATGAGGGCTCGACGCTTGCCGGCGCGGACCGCAATCCAGCAGTCGGGACGAGCGCGTTTACAGGCGGTGACAATGGTCTCGTCGGTCTGGTGGATGCCGACTTCGTTGGCTCTGCTGTTGGCGACACGAAGACGGGTTTGCGTGTGTTCAACCAGGTCGAAGTACTGGATCTGATCACATCACCGCGCGCAACGAGCGCAGTGCACAACGGCCTGATCACGTACTGCGAGGTCTACCGACTCGGGTACACGTTCGCCATTCTGGCGACGCCAGAAGGACAGCGTGCAAGCGATTCGATTACGTACGTATCGGACACGGCGTCCCTCACGGGAAGCAGCGAAATCGCGGCGATGTATTCGCCATACGTGCACGTCGACAATCCGGCAACGGATGTTTTCGGCACGGCAACGACGCTGCTCACATCTCCGGTTGGCCTCATTATGGGTGCGATGTGCTCAAACGACGCTCGCGTTGGAGAAGGCGGGCCATTCGAACAAGTATCAAACGCGACGGGTATCCTGCGCACTGCGCGTGGTGTCGAGCATCGTGACTACGAAGATGCTGGCATCCGCGGAAACGCGGAAGCGGTCTTCATCAACACGATCCGCGATCGTCGCGGGAAGCCGATCCACATCGACGGCGCGCAGACTTTGAATGCGCGTGCGGGCGTGTTCCGAAACGTCGGCCAATCGCGCGGCGCGATCTTTGTGGTGAACAATCTGCTGTCCACGTACGAGGATCTCCGCAACCAGAACATCACCGAGCCGTACCTCAAGACTTTGTCGGCGATCGCGGACACGTTCCTGAAGCGACTCACGTTGAAAAACCGGTTCCGCTACAGCGATCCCAAGAAGGCCTACTTTGTGGACTTCGTTGGCGAGACGACTCCGGATGTGATCGAGCAAGACACCGTGATCGGCGTGCTCGGAATCTCGCTTGCTGGTTTGGCAAGGTACATCTTTATCTACCTGCAGCCGATCAACGACACGCTTGCGGAGCAGCTCGCGGCTGCATGACGTGCCTCCTGCGAGGCAGAAAGGAATGAGTCAGAGTCATGGGAAAACAAGCAGGAGCACCGACAGTTCGATCACCGGTAAACATGTTTCGGTTCTACGTCGAAGAGATCGACGTTCGAGCTACAACGTGTGGCGAATTGAAGACGACTTTCTCCGTCATCGAGACGGATGAAGGTGGGATCAATACGCTCGCCGATCAGACGATCGCACGGTTCAAGACGGAACCCGTGCAGGTCACGCGTCCACTGACGCAGGACCGAACGATCGAGGACTGGCACTCGAGGCAGAAGCGCGGCATCGAGGACAAACGAACTTGCTTCCTCGTGCTGCTCGACACGGCCGGGAACGACCTTTACCGGTGGACTCTCGAGGAGTGCATCGTCGCGGACTTCTCGTTCGCCAAAGGCGATGCCAAGGCAGGCGAAGAGCAGAACATGGAGATGTTTACGATCAAGCCGAAGACGGTCAGCGATCGCGAAGATCTTCAGTGATGTTCTGAGTTATGTTCTGAGTTATCTTCCCCTCGGTTGACATCTTGCGCGCGATGTCCACGCGCGCACAACCGAGGGACATCCGATGGAATATCCGGTCGAAATTCGTTGCCCATCTGGGCTCATCTTCACGTCGCGTCGCATGTTCGGCGGCGCATATCAAGCAATGGCCAGCATCGTCGATCGTGGCACGCAGCTCGAAGCTGCAGCGCATGGTCTGTCTGCGTGTGCTGGCGAAGTGCTCGACGCCGGCCCTTACAACTTCATCAGCGCCGGCTCAAAGCCAAGCGTGGAATTCTGGAAGCGCGCATGGGCAGTGGACATCATGGACGCGTCGATCGACTTGCGTGTGCAGTCGTTCCCTCGCAGTCCAGCACGCGGCAAAGAACTACCCATTACGTTCAACTGTGGAGTGTGCCGGAAGCTCACGGACAATTGGATGATTCAAGACATTAGCATTTACTTGCAGCACCCACGGCTGCGACCGATGCCAAAGAAGTCTCGTGAGGTGATCCGCGCGGGCGGACGATTCGAGATGACGATCGATGGGAAGCGAATTGCATTCGACATGCAGCGGCTACAACAGGACGTCGACATCCGCGACATCATGAAGCGCAACGCGCCAGGCCGACGGCAAATGACGCCTGTCGAGATGGTTGCAAAGCAGTTGAAGTTTGTCGAAGGACTGAAGGCGCAGACGATGCTCGCGCATTGGCGATGGTGCAGCGAGCAAGATGCAGAGGTGCTCGACGATCTTCTCGCGACGTTCTACCGGACCGAAGGCACGATGGACACGACCACGCGTGTCACGTGCCAAAACGCGGAATGCGGCACTGAACAAGACATCAACC